TAAAACTATGATAACAAACTTTGAATCAATCACAAACGAACTATCCACAGAAGAAAAGAAGATGATTCCTATTTTAATCAAGGGATTCTCAACAAGGACAAGCCAAAACCCTATCAAGGCTCCTGATATCATCAGGGCTATCAATTCAAAGGACTATGGCTTAAAGAACAAGTTTACCGAAGTAAGGTTGCGTAAAATATGCAATTTTATAAGAACAAATGGAATAATCCCTTTGTGTGCTACATCTAAAGGATATTATGTATCTTATGACAAGAACGAGATACAAAATCAAATATTGTCACTTAGGGAAAGGGCTGAAGCAATACTTGCTTGTGCCGATGGTATGACTAAATTTATGAAATGAAATTATATATTGGAGATAAGTCATCTAAGAAAAATCTGAGTAAAGAATATACTCACATTAAAGTCGAATCGGCTGAAGACATATCGGTTATTCTTAAACTTCCATTCGATAACGAAAGTGTAGACCATATCTACGCCTGTCACATACTGCATTATTTTTCCAAAGAAGAGGCTTTGGCTATTTTGAAAGAATGGAAAAGGGTAGTCAAAAAGGGGAATAGTATAAGAGTATGTGTCCCTGATTTCTGGAGGCTCACCACCATTTATCCAAATTCCATTAAGGTCAGCGATATCGAAAGGCATATTGAGTTATCTAAGTGCAAATCTATACATGACTTTTTATCTTTGCAATGTATTCTTGTATCTGCAGGATTTTATGCGGTTAAGAGATACGATTCCGTGTTGGAAGATAAGTCAAATAACTTAATTGGCTATGCTAATGTCAGTCTAAATGTAGAAGCGTACAGATAATGGCAAGTACTAAAATAAAATTTGATACCCATAATAACCAAAAGCAAAAAGAATGTGCTAAGGCATGGGTAGATGACACGGTAACAGACATTGTTTACGGTGGTGCCAAAGGCGGTGCTAAATCTTATACAGGTGCATCTTTGATATTCGGTGATGCTTTGATGTACCCTGGTACGCACTACTTTATTGCTCGTGATTCTCTTTCCGACCTGAGAAAGTTTACCATCCCTACGGTCTACGAGGTTTTTAATAACTGGGGATTAGGAAAGGAGTATATTACATTCAATGGTCAGGATAACTACTTTAGGCTTTACAATGGGTCTAAAGTATTTTTATTGGATGCTGCTCCTCAGCCAAGAGACCCTCTCTTCCAGAGATTTGGTTCGATGCAGATGACTCGTGGATGGATAGAGGAGGCAGGAGAGTTCAAGGAGGCCGCTAAGAATAACCTTATGGCATCGATTGGCCGTTGGAAGAACAAGGAGTACAATCTTAAGCCCAAGCTACTTCAGACTTGTAACCCATCTAAAAACTACCTTTATTCTGATTACTACAAAAGATGGAAGGAGGGAACACTTGAGCCTTATAAAAGATTCATACAAGCCTTCCCACAAGATAACAAGATGCTTCCAGAGGCATACATAGAATCTCTTGAGAGAAACCTATCTAAGAACGAGAAGGAAAGGCTTTTGTATGGCAATTGGGAATTTGATGATGACCCAAGTGTACTTATAGACTACGAAAAGATTATAGACATATTTTCTAACACCCATGTTCCTCACGGAGACAAAAAGATTACTGCGGATATAGCCCGACTTGGTGGTGACAGGATTGTCATCATTGAATGGGATGGATTCAGAGGTAAAGTAAAGTGGTACAAGAAGCAGACGCTTGATGTAACAGGTCAGTTGATAGAAGACTCTCGTAACAGGCTTTTGATAGGGCCATCTGATGTTATCGTGGATGAGGATGGAATGGGAGGAGGTATTGTGGACTTTTACAAGTACAAAGGTTTTGTGAACAATTCATCTCCGCTTCCATCACCTACTGCACCTTTGAATGACATGGGTAAGAGGTCAAATGAGAATTTCGATAATCTCAAAAGTCAATGTTATTATAGATTAGCAGAAAGAATAAATAAAAATGAATTATTTTTGCAATGCGATGCTGATGTAAAGACTTGGATTATTGAAGAGTTGGAACAGGTAAAGCAAAAGAGCCTTGATTCGGATATGAAGAAAGGAGTGATTCCTAAAGATAAGATGAAAGCGTTGTTAGGTCGTTCACCTGACTTTGCTGATGCTTTGATGATGAGGGAATACTTTGAGTTAAAACCGACAAGAGGCTTTGTGGCTGCTTCATATTAAAACTTAAAAAATGGATTTATTCGGTCAAAAGGCTCTTTCAAAGAGTTTAGATAAAATGATGGATACGATGAAGGCGGTGAATGATAACAGAATCGCCATGTTGATGTCATCATTTAACACGCAGATTTTCCCTAACTACAATGTAATAAAGGAACAACTTGTCTATCAAACGATGGATGATGTCTATTCGGTAGTCTCTCGTCTTGCGACAACTGCTGCTATGGTTCCAATGTACGGAGAGGGAAAAGACGGAACAGAAATAGACCGAAATGATAATATTAACTTTATACTTAATCAACTTACTTTTCAACTCAAGGAATCCATCCACCTGAATCTTTTGATTTCTGGTGAGGCTTTTATTTACAAGCAAAGGATTGAATTAGGGCCAAACAAGGGGAGGATTAAGTTAATCAACCTAAATCCTGCAAACATTATTGTGATTGTGGAAGAAGTCTTCCCATATCCAATCGTAGCTTACAGGTATGAAGATTCGCAGAGTGGTGAAAGCTTCAACATAGAGTTTAACGACATTATTTATGTCAAACTTGAAAATCCTACAATAGATACACAACAAGATGTAAGGGGTCTTTCCCCCATCAGGGTTCTGACAAGAAGGCTCACAAGGCTACAAGCCCAAATGGATATCTCTGTGGCTCAGATGCAAAATGGTGGTCTTCCAGGTGTGCTTTACGACAAGAGTCCTGGGTTTACTGCTAACGATGCTAATCAGCACAAAGAGAATTTCTCAAGGTTCTTGAATTCAAGGTCAAATAAGTCTGCTCCTTATATTATGGGTGGTGAACTCGGATATATTCCTATCGGTTCTACTTTGGCTGACTTGGATTTGGCTTCTTTGGCTGATATAGACTTCGACAAGATTTGTAATGTGTATGGTGTGAGTTCAACTTGGTTCAACAATAAAAAGGCTGCTACCGAGTCTAATGTAAAGGAAATGGTAAGGTTGATTTACACTAACGCAGTTCTTCCCAATGTAATGCGTGTTCAAGATGCCATAAATCAGCAGTTAATAGCTGAGATTGCTACAGAAGCAGTTTTAAGGTACGATATAAGCGATATTACCGAACTTCAGAAGGATATGAGGGATAAGGCAGAGACTTATGCAAGGCTGCCTGTAATCGTTCCTAATGAGGTCAGAGAGGGCATGGGCTGGGATAGGATAGATGACCCTCTGATGGATAAACCTATTATTAAAGCAGGGTATTATTTTGTAGAAGATATGACCCCGATGGAATCAATGCCAATTACAGATGACTATAGACCAGATATCTCACAAATGCCTCAAGGCGATATCACGAATCCTCGAGGAGGAAATCAAGTTTGAGACTTGCCCTCTAAAAAGGGCGAAGAACGACTGGAAGAAACAAGAGATTCGTAATCTTATTGCCAAGAAATTAATGACCTCACAAACAGGGCCAAGTGAATTTAAGTGAATATGTAGGAAATTATGAAAGGTTCTTAAAAAGGTATGAGGCAATCTATGCCCCTAAGATTCGTAAAGAGATAAGAAATCAGATAAAGACTTATTTGGAATCCGACATATCTAAAATCTCCTCCGAGGGGATGCAGGACATAATCTTAGATATGCACATCAAGTCTGGCACTTATTGGGCTAATGTGACCAATAGGATGTTCAAGACTCCTACCAAGAAATCAAGGCACGATAGATTTAGTGAGTATATGTATTCCCTGCTTAGGACATATATGATTATAGATGCCTTCAATACTGCCGAGAATATTACTCAGACTACTATTGATGACATCAAGCAGATTCTGTACGATGCTACCATCCTGAATTGGAGTCTAAGAAAAATAGAGCAAGAATTACTCAACCAAAGGAAAATAAGAATAAGGTCGTTGCTAATAACAAGGACTGAACTTCTGTATGGGTCAAATACAGGTGCTTACTTGTGGATGAAGGACACAGGCTTGGATTGGAGGAAGAAGTGGGTTGCTTTATTAGACAACAGGACTCGTAGAGACCACAGGATTTTGAATTGGCAGGTAAGGCCATTGAATGACCCATTTGAGGTGGTAAATAAATTCGGGGTGCTTGTGAAGATGCAATATCCTGGAGACAGGTCACTCGGTGCAGGGCCAGACCAAATTTGTAATTGCAGATGTTTTTTGGTGTATGAATAAACTAAATATTTCAGCAATAGAATAAAATAATTAATTTTGTAACAAACTAAAAGATGTATAAGAGTTTCAAAAGCATAGTTTCCGATGTTGACGAAAAGGGGCAAGTTGTTGTCGCTGCTAATTCTTTTGGTAATGTGGATAGTCAAAGTGATATATCAATTTATGGTAGCTTCACTAAAACTCTTAAAGAGAATTTTGATAGGGTTAAGTGGTTTTTGAATCATAATCCTAATATCCTTTTAGGGGTTCCAATGTCTGCCACAGAGACTCCGCAATACCTGCAGATTGTAGGTAAGTTGAATCTCAACAAAGAAATAGGAAGAGACATCTACGAAGACTATAAGTTATACGCAGAATACGGAAAGACACTTGAGCATTCTATTGGTGTAGATGCTATCAAGTATGAAATACAAGGGAATGTTCGCAAGGTCAACGAATGGAGGCTTTGGGAGTTCTCTACTTTAACCAACTGGGGAGCAAATGAAAATACTCCTATGTTGGCAATCAAGTCCGATATAGACTTCTTGAACATTAAGTTGGAGAAGGGTAAATATACGGATGAAAAATTCACGGAAATAGAAAAGCAAATCCAAATACTGAAGTCACTCATTGAAGAGCCGTCAATTGACACTCCAACAACCGAGCCGATAGATTGGAAGGGCCTATCTACTATATTCATTAATTCATTAAAATAACAAAAATGGAATTTACTAAAGATTCTGTTCTCACAGAGTTGAACAATATGAAGTCTGCTCTTGAGAACTCATTGACCGAGAAGGCCAATGCTGCTGAGAAAAATGTTGAAGCTAAGTTGGATGCAGTTAACTCTGCTATCTCTGAACTGAAGTCTGCTCAACCAGAAGTTACTGCTGCTGAAGTGTCTTCTTTGAAATCAAAGCTTGATGCTACTGTTGCTGGTTTGGAAATCCTTGCTTCACGCAAGAGTTCTACTAAGAAGGCTGCTTCTAAGAACCTTGGCGAAGCTATCGTTAACGCTATGAGTGAGAACGAGAAGTCTATCGTTTCTGTATCTAAGAAAGATGCTACTACTATTCAACTGAAGGAAGTTGGTGATATGACTATTGCTAACAACCTGACTGGTGCTATTCCTAACACTTACCGTGATGGTGTTGTTCCTGTTCCTTTCGAGATGATTCATGCTCGTTCTGTGTTCAGCGTAACTCCATCTGCTACCGATAGCTATCATTTCTATCGTCATGCAATCGGAGAAGGTGGTTTGGCTTTCCAGACTAACGAAAACTCTGCTAAGAGCCAATTCGATGAGGATTTGGTAGAAGAGACAGTAAACCTCAACTACCTTGCTGGATTCCTGCGTGTATCTCGCAAGATGTTGAAGAACTTTACTGCTTTGCGTTCTTACCTTGGCCGTTGGTTGCCTGAGAAGTACTACAATGCTGAAGATGCTCTTGTTTATGCTGCCATCAAGGCTGACGCTACAGGAACTCCTAACGCAACTGGTACTGATTGGTTGCAGCGTATCATCCTGACTATCGGTTCTCAGAAACAAGCTAAGTACAATGTCAACGCTATAATCGTTGGTGGTAATACTTGGGCTGAGATGCTGACATACAAGAATGTATCTGAGGAGTATGTTATTCCTATGGGTTCTGTTAGCATTGCTCCTTCTGGTCAGATGCTGATTTGTGGTGTACCTGTGTATACTGCTTCTTGGATTGACGCTGATGAGGCTCTTGTTTGCGATACTCGTTATATGGAGATTGTTCAGTCTGAAGGTCTTTCTCTTCAGTTCTTTGAGCAAGATGCTGATAATGTAACTAAGAACAAGATTACTGCTCGTATCGAAGCTTCTGTTGGTTTTGCTCTGCTTGACCCTGCAGCTTTCTGCGTAGTTGAGAAGTACATCGCTCCTTAATTTACTAACTCTAAATAGAAAGCCCTGCCCCTAACAGGGTGGGGCTTTTTTAATAATATGGACTACTACAAAAATGCCGACAAGTTAGATAGCTACATCCTTGGTGTAACTTATAACCAGGTTTCTGATATTGACAGAGGTACTGTAATCACAGAGCCTGTTACTCTTAATGAGTTAAAGAATTATTGTAAGATAGCCTACTCTACAGACGATGCTTTGCTTACTGCGTTAATTACTGCCGCAAGACAGGTTTGTGAGAACTATTCTTATGTTGCTTTGGCACAAAG